AATTACAGTCACGAGTATGGGCAGGAAAACGAAGTGTACAATGGTCGTAAGGTGGAATGAGTGTGTAAATGCTTGAATGTGTGTGCGATGTGTGGGTGTTGGTGGCTTGGATTATTCAAAACGAAACGGACAAAAGGTTTAATTTGGTTTAGTTTCCCTTTAATTTCAGGGGTGAAGGTGTTTAATGCGCGTTTAATCGAGGCTTAATACCGGCTTAATTCGGTTATATTTCGAGCGGTCAGATGGCTTGTTATCGGGCTTTCTGGCCGTTTCTTTTGTGCTGCCGTGTGATTGCCAAAGAAAGGGCTGAAAGTGGCTTGTAGCGGCGTTTCTGTTGCTATTTCAAGGGTTGTGGCAGTGATGGAACGGCAGGGTGGGGGAGTATGTTGCTTGAATGCCGTTTCAAAGGCGTTTAATGGGTGTTTAAGATGCCGTTAAATGCCGTTCCGCGTGGCGGTCGAAATGGGGCGTTTTGATAGGGTGGAGTAGGGGAGTGTTTGTGTCCGTTTCGTTGCAAAAAGTAGGGTTGGGCATACAGTTGGGCATACAGTTGGTTATACTTTCTACCATACGAATAGCCCCCCATAACGGAAAAAATCGGCATCAAAAAGCCGCTTTTTTGTGAAAATCTACCCCTTTAATGTCCGAATGAATATAGGAAAAATAGCCTTTAATTAGTGTTTAAGTTATTGTATATCAGCATTTAATGGTGTTTAATGGGTGCAAGACAGGTAAAAACAGCATGATTTGCCCCGTTTTACCTGTTTCGGGAGGGATATAGGGGTATGACATTTACCCTACACTTGCAATACCGGAATTCGGGACATCCGAAGCATCGACCCCCCGCCTTCGTTCCATCACGCTGATGCGTTCACGCAGCTGGCCTATTTCCTCCGCTTGTTCACGAATGATGTTATCTTTATTTTGGAGCATGTCAAGCAACTTATTCTCAAAACCTGTTGTATTTGCAGGTTGTTGAGATGAAAACATATTCCCCTCCCCCATTATAACCCATTCGATATTTATTTCAGGGTATGATATTTTCATACGGCGAAGAAGTTCAATGGATAATTTCTTTCTTCCACTTTTAATATCGCTAATGCCAGCCTTATTTGTTCCCAATGTACTGGCAGCTTGCACATAGTCATTAATGCGTCCTGTGTTTTTAAGGGCATCAAGAACCTCTATAAATCTGATATTTTCATCCATAGCTTCTTTTAGTATGAAAAATTACGCCATATTCTTTTGTAGTATGAAATCTTCATACTATATTTGCAGCGTGTAATAGGTTACACAGCGGCCAAAGATACGAAAAGGCCACGAGATTAACGAATTTTTGAAATTAAAGAATATGAAAGCAATCAAGGTGTTTATCGACATGGAGGAACAACATAAGATGTTACCCCTTATGGAAGAGTTGAACAGGAATGACGACATCGCCATGATGGGTGTCGGCGAGACCGAGTTCGTGATAGCTGCTTCCGGCGCGTGTGCAATGGCTTATGCGAAAGCAGTCTTGGCCAAGACTCTCAATGATTGCACGATAGAAAATTGCAAGTGATTATAAACCCATAAATGTTAGAGGATATGGAAAAGTATATTGCTGTGACGAAAGAAACGCGCGAGTATTTGCGCAAGTTATTCAAGACCACCGATGTGACTGTATGGCGGGCTTTGTACTTTGACAAAAGAGCAGGCAATACATTGACCGCACGGAAAATCCGCAAGGCAGCGCAGGAACGTGGCGGTATCTTGATGGCCGTATGCCCTATGATGGAGACGATGCACGATGCCGACGGCTACATGCGGCAATACTTCCCCAATGGCGTGATGGTGGAGTGCAACAAGGAGACCGGGCGCGTGGAGATAATCAAGGACGGCAAGGCCGTCGAGGGCTATGACAAAGTAAGTATCAACCAGCTGTACCAGATACAGGCGAGAGCGGAAAGGATGTGATATGGAAATCTACGGAAACACGCTTTGCATCAGCCATGCGGAATTAACGGACGGCATATTGTCACAGTCTAACATCTATGCGATGGTTAGGCGAGGCAAGCTGCGCCAAGTCCGCCGAGGCTGCAATAACACGCCCGCGCTGTTTGCCGTCGATAGCCTTCCTTTGAAATACCGCACGGAAGTTTACCGCCGTCACCCGGACTTGCAGGAAAAGGCGGAGAGCAAGCCGTTCATGGACACGATAACTCCCGACGGCGAGGCGATGGCGTTCTATGCCGAGTATGTCTTGGCTGACGGTCGCCACCTGACCACGGAAAAACAGGCGGAATATGCCAACAACTGCGCCATTATGAACGCCTTCCGGCGCGTGATAGAGGCGAGCAATAGCCACAGGCTGCGCCAGAGCAGGCCAAAGCTGAACAAATGCGAGTTCTGGCGCAAGGCGGCAGCGGCGTTGCCACGGCTTGCCGACCGCTATCCCCACTCGCTGCCCGAAAGCCAACGCCGTTTGCAGCGCAAATTCAACGAATACATGCGCGACGGCTATGTGTGCTTCATCAGCAAGAAGTACCAGAATGCCAACGCCGCCAAAGTGGACGACGACATCAAGGAAAGCGTCTTGGTGCAACTGATAGCCCACCACAACAACCTCGACAACGCGGCGGTCGCAGGCCTTTACAACGCTGTCGCCCGCAAGCAGGGATGGAAAGAGATAACTGCCTCCACCGTTGGCGTATGGCGCGACAAATACGACCTTGTGACGGCGGCAGGGCGGCTCGGCGCGACCAACTTCCGCAACACAAAGAGCATGCAGGTCAAACGGACACGCCCGACAGCCCCGTTCCTGATGTGGACGCTCGATGGCTGGGATGTGGAACTGCTTTACCAGACCACAACGACCAACAAGAACGGCCACAGCGTTACCACCTATTGCAACAGGCTCACGCTTGAAGTGGTACTTGACCCGTGTTGCAATTACCCGATAGGCTATGCCATCGGCACACACGAGACCCCGGAGTTGATAAAGGAAGCCCTGCGCAACGCGGCGCAGCACAGCCGGGAACTGTTCGGGGTGATGTACCGTGCCAACCAGTTGCAGTGCGACCATTATGCCATGAAAGCCATGACACCGCTTTACAGTGTGATGAGCGACAAAGTGACTCCGGCGCGGGTCAAGAACGCCAAGGCAAAGGCGGTCGAGCCGTATTTCGGCTATCTTAACAAGACTTACTGCAAGCTGATGAACAACTGGTCGGGGTATGGCGTAACCACAGATCCGAAACGGCAGCCGAATGCCGAGGCACTCAACCAGCTGCGGCACGGTTTCCCCGATGAGGAGGGTGTGCGCAGGCAGATAGAGGGCATCATTCAGATGGAGCGGCAGCGCAAGGTGGCGCAACTGCGCAAGATGATGGAAAACCTGCCCGACGAAAGACGGCTGCCGCTGACACGCGAGCAATATCTGCTCAATTTCGGCGCAGAAACAGGCTTCAGGAACGCCATCGAGGGCGGAGGATTGCGGCCTACTATTTTGGGCATCAAACGCTACTATGATTGTTTTGACATCAATTTCCGCAGATATGCCGGTGAACGGTGGACAGTCAAGTATGACCCCGACGATTTGGGCGAAGTGCTTGCCGTGAGTGAGGATGGTTCCCTGCGCTTCATGCTGACGGAAAAGTATGTGCAGCCGATGGCACTTGCCGACCGCAAGCCGGGCGATGCCGCCGAACTCCAAAAGGTCATGCAGTTCAACCGCGACTTGGAACAACACGTGACGGAACAGTTGGCGGAGGCATACGGAAAGACCGAACAGCTCATACAGGACAACCCGCAAATCGGCAATATCCTTGGCCGCCTGTTGATATGCGACAGTGACGGCCAGCACAAGCTGCCGAAAGCGAGGAAAAGGCTGCAAGCAACCGAAGCGGAAGCGGTGGAAATCCCCATCGTTCCCCAAGGCGCACCGGCAGCGGACAAAGACGATTATTCAATTTTTTAATAAGCGATAAACCATGTTGAAGGACGAAAAACAACAGATTGCAGCGCGGTTGAAAGACTACTGCGCACAGAAAGGCAGCCAGAACAAGGCGGCCAACAGTATGGCAGGCGTGAGCAGCGCGACGGTAAGCAAGGTGCTTGCCGGTGATTGGGACACGATAAGCGATGACATGTGGCGCACGATAGCCTCACAGGTCGGGCATGAGCGCAAGGGCTGGAACATCGCCCCGACACAGGCGTACAAGCGCATGACCTTCCTGCTCACCAACGCTCAGCGCGAGAGCCTCGTGCTTGCCGTCACCGGCGATGCGGGCTGCGGCAAGACGGAAGCCATAAAGAACTACGCCGCCGCAGGACGGCATGTTTACCACCTGTGCTGCTCGGAGTATTGGAACAGGCGCACATTCATGGGCAAGCTGCTCCGCTGCATGGGCATCGACTTCACGGGTTGCACGGTGTCGGACATGATGGATGACATCATCGACACACTCAAACGGACTGACAGCCCGTTGGTGGTGCTTGACGAGGCAGACAAGCTGAGCGACCAAGTGTTCTACTTCTTCATCAGCCTTTACAACCAATTGGAGGGGCATTGCGGCATCATGCTTTGCGCCACCGACTTCTTGGAGAAGCGCATAAAGAAAGGGTTGCGCACCAAGCGCAAGGGATATGAGGAAATTTACAGCCGCATGGGGCGCAAGTTCGTGAAGCTGCAAGTCATCAATGGCGAGGACATCGCCGCCGTATGCGCCGCCAACGGCGTTACAGACCCCAAGGCGGTAAGAACCATAATAGACGATTGTGAATGCGACCTACGCCGCGTAAAACGCGCCGTGTGGGCTAAAAATATGGAGGATGCGCAATGGAAAGGATTAAGATAGAAGAAAAGCCGCAGAAGTGCTGCTTGTGCGGCAAGATGTTTACGGAATACCCCAACAACCCGTACCCGCTCTCGGACGTGGGCGTATGCTACCGGGAGTGCAACACGACCAAGGTCATACCTGAAAGGTTGCGAATGGTAAAAGAAAGGGAGGGCAAATTATGAAACCGATGCGTGTGGATATGGTAGTGCCTGCGGCATCCGTGCCGCGCCTGCTTGACGAATGGCTCGGCAGGGGTATAGCGGTTGACATAACCGTCCGCAAGGGTACGCGGAAAGGCAGGAAAGTGGTCGTTCTTGGCATCTATGGCAGCACACAGGAGGACATAAACGCCAAGATAGAGGCATTGGAAAGTTTGATAAACTGACGATATGGGACGGGCGATAAGCAACAAGAACGTACTGACGGCAAAGTTCGAGGTCGCCGAGTTCGACGGCGCATTCCTCGCCAGTTTCGGCAAGCCGGAGCTGCGCGGGGCATGGATAATCTACGGCGGCAGCGGCTCAGGCAAGACCTCGTTCGTGATGCAGGTCTGCAAGTACCTCACCCGCTTTCGCCGCGTGGCCTACGACAGCCTCGAACAGGGGCTGTCCCTGTCGCTCCAAAAGGCATGGGAGCGCGTGGGCATGGAAGAAGTGGGCAACCGCATCATCCTGCTCAACAAGGAGAGCCTGAAAGACTTGCGGCTGCGTCTTGCGAAGAAGCAAAGCCCGGACGTGGTGGTCGTTGACAGCGTACACTACTGGCTTGGGTTGAAGATGAGCGACTACATCAATCTGCGGAACGACTTTCCCGACAAGCTGTTCATTTTCGTCAGCCACGAAAAGGGCGGACAGCCCGACGGCAAGCTCGCGCAGAAGATACGCTATGACAGCGACATCAAAATCCGGGTGGAGGGTTACAAGGCATTCGTCACCACACGCTACGAGGTGGCTGAACGCGGCGAAGGCGGCGCGGACTTCATCATTTGGGAGCAGGGCGCACAAGATTATTGGGTAGATAAAATGTAAGGATATGGCAGAGAACAGAACAATGGACGAAATCCACAGGGGCATACTGAAAAAGTTTCACACCCTGTGTAGTGTGTTGGGACTTACAGACGACGAGAAACACGCCATAGTGAGCAGCTACGGCGTGGAGAGCAGCCGCGACATGGACACGCATGACCTGATAGATGTCTGCGCCAAGCTCTCTGAACAGGCCAACAAGAAAGCCGGACACGGCGAGGTTGACAAGTTGCGCAAGCGCGTGATGGCCTCAATCGGTGCATACCTGCGGGCGACAGGGCGCGAAAGCAATGCCACGGTGATAAAGGGCATAGCCTGTCGAGCTTCCGGGTATGACGACTTCAACAAGATACCCAAGGAGAGGCTGCGCAACCTTTATTACGCCTTTAATAACAAGGTCAAGGACGCACGGAGTGTCAATAGCCTCGCCGGGGCAATGGAAACCGCCGCCCTTTTACAATTTGCTGACGGCAGCAAAAAGATGCTGAACTGATTGTTTAACTATAAAAATTGAAGAAAATGAGTTGGTTTACAGAAAGCAACAGGCCGAAGCACTTCAAGTATGCGATACTTTGCGGCTTCGCGGGAACATTCCTCTTTGCCCTTGGCGTGGCTATGGGTATGGAGTACAAGGATTACCGTTACGGCAACAAATGGGATTGGCTTGACATCGTTGCCACCGCCTTGGGCGGCCTTGTGGGTCAGGCGTTGCAGATATTGTTACTCCTGTTAATCGTATTTTGAGATGGGCAAGGCAGTAATGAGCTGCATCAAGCAGTCAATCAAGGAGCAGACCTGCGACCTTGACACTCCCGAATATGTGGAGTTCCTGCGCGAACTGGCCGAATGGGCAACATCGGAGGCAGATGTGGCCGAATATATGGCCGAGGACGAATATAGGAACGATGATTAAACGACATTTAATAACCGATTAAACTACATTGAAATGGATAAGAACTCACAAGACAAGGTCATAAAGGCCGGTTTTAGGATTATCCGCAAGGACGATTATCCACAGCCAAGAATAAAGACAAAAATCAACAATCAAGGGTCGGATTGGCGCACTTTGGCCAAATTCGACACAAAGGCGGCACGGGATAGAGCCTTTGCCGAACTGATGGAAGATGAATTAACAATTAGTGACTAACATAAAAATCAAAGAAATGGAAAAAGTAGAAATGACGGCTGAGGAACGCAAGGAGTTTGAGGCATTCCGGGCAGCCAAACAGAAAAAAGAGGAAGCAGAAAGGCGCAAGCAGCAGCGCGAGGACTATGCCAAGATGGTGGATGACGAGATAGCCACCGCCATACCGGCACTGCGTGATTTGAGCGAGCAAATCAAGACAGTCAAGGACACCGTTTTCGGGAACTTTGACACCATCCTGAAGATGAAAGCCGAGGTATTGGGGCTGACCAAGGACGACCAACGTAGCCACACGTTCACCACTTCGGACAGTCGGCTGCGCCTTACCCTTGGCGTGAACACCATCGACGGCTACCGCGACACGGTGGAGGATGGCATTGCGATGGTGAAGGCATATATCGAGAGCCTTGCCAAGGACGATACGAGCAAAGCCCTTGTGAATGCCGTCCTGCGCCTGCTGAGCCGCGACCAAGCCGGGAACATCAAGGCAAGCCGCGTGTTGCAGCTCCGCCGCATGGCAGAGGAGGCAGGCGACGAGAAGTTCATCGAGGGGGTACGCATAATCGAGGAAAGCTACCAGCCCACTAACACGAAGAAGTACATCCGTGCCGAATACAAGAACGACAAGGGTGCGTGGGTCAGCATACCCCTTGCCATGACCGACGTCGATTAAAAAAGGCGACCGACTCCATCCGCCGAAGCTGAACAAAGCCGGTCAAAGCCCGATGTTAAAGGACTTTGCAAAGATAGCATATTTCGGCGAATGGAGAAAAGGAAACACCATGAATCGACCATCAAGCGGGTGCAGTTGGTTAGAGAACTGACAGAACGCTATTACGAGGCGGGCAATAACCAGAGATGTTATAAGGCGGTTTGGCGCAGATACATCAATCCCATTTACCCGATGTGCTACCGCACATATTTGAATTATCTGAATATGCCAACACCGCCGCCCCCGCCACCCACACCGTTGCAATTGTCCTTATTTGAGTTTTTCGATGAAAGCCCTCGCCGATGAAGCGGGGGCTTTGTCGTCACTGACCGACCCGGATAACCGCCTTGTCGAGTTTTGCGGTGGCGATATTGGACGGCATGGCGGTGATGTCCTGCGCACGGGTAACATACCGCTCCACGCTTTCGATAAGCTCCGCATGGTTGTGGTTGGTGGCGGAGGTAGTAAGCATGAACGAGGCGAAGTTCTCGCCGCCAAGCCGCTGCATGGCCGCATTGATGCGGTCTATCAGGTCGAAATAGGCCAAAGCCTCTTCCATGCGGCTGTCCTTGCTCCCGTTGGTAGCCACAGTCCGGGTCACGATGTGCAGTCGTACCGCGACATCGCCCATCCGCGCACTGTTCCCCTGTTGCCGCCATTCGATAGTTTCAAATTCGACGAACACGGCAGGAAAAGGAAAGGCAGTGCCGCCGTTCAGGGCATTCACATTGTCATTCCAAAGGTCGATAAACGCCACGTCCGGGGTCTTTTCCGCAAGCCGGTCGCAAATGGCCTTGAATATCTGTTTTCTCATTGCTTGATGAATTTTGAAAGTTGCATGTTGAAGTCGGCAAGATTGTCGTTGATGACCCCCTTGATAATCTCCTGTGTCCGCTTGCCGTCACCGACAAACTGGCGTTGCGGCATGGTGAACTTGCGCATGTGAGCCTTGACCGTGTAGGTCTTGCCATTTTTGCTGCGGCGGGTATGGGCGCGGACGCTTTTTGTACCTTTTCCGCCCTCGTTATGGATTTGGGCATACGGCACGGCAGAGGAGAAACGCACACCGTTGGGGCGTTCCTCGGCCTTGATGGAGCGGCGCAATGTGCCGGTTACGACCAACAGCGAGCCTTTCGCATTCGGGTCAGCGCGTTTTTTCCACTTTTTTGTGAAAAAGGCTTTGCGCTCGAAGTTCTTGTCGAACTCCTCCGAAAGTTCCACGCGCATATCACGGATAATGTTCTTTTTTAATTGTTCTGCGTCAATCATTGTAGTAAGGCTATAAATGAGTATCTTTGTGCTAAATAATGCTTGAATGAAACATTTGATAGATGAAATAGAGGAACGCCCCTATCTGTGCGAGGACTGCAAACATTTCATTAAGGGCATAACTTGCCGGGCTTTTGATATTATCCCCCTGAATGTCTTTGAAAACCCAGAGGGACATACATCCGTGATACCCGGACAGAACGGCGATTATGTCTTTGAAACTGACAAACCGCGTGACACGATGCGGGTTTATCGCGAAGGAGGCGATGAGCCGTCAGAGTGATACTTTTTGGCATAGAGCTTTTTTATTAGCATACCAACCGCAGCCGCTATCGGTCGCGGTTTTTCGTTGTTAATGTATTCAGACCATGCTTCCGCTATGAATTCGGCAGCGTTTGTTGTCCCATATTTCGACAGGTTTTCAGTGATGTCATTTTTGCCTTTTGCCACTTGTTCATTATATACGCTCAAAAAGTCCTTATGACTACGCAGCCCGACAAGCCTGTCTATTTCATACCCCAGTTCATGGTCTATAACGGCTTTGACAGTTCCGCATCCCGGTGGATGCCATTTGGACTTGCAGTCGCTTTGCAAAGACTTTTCTATTTTTTCGCCAGCCCATGAAGTGTTGAAACAAATGCCGCTTAATCCCATATCTTTTGCAAAGCCGTGTGAATATGCGTAACAGTTACGGCAACTTCCGACTTTTCGAGCCCATTCTGCCGCCCAGCGTTTAAGTGTTTCCTCGTCCCTGTCGGGATAATCCTTTTTATATTCTTTCAGCTTTGCCTCGGTCAGCAGCTTTATGCGTCCCCGGATAGAACCGACAAAGAGCGTTTCTTTTTTCAGTTCCGGGAAGCGTTGGAAATGCTCCTCCACACTTCTATAAATGGCTTCTATCTGTTCCATGTGTTTCGATGTGAAGCCGTCAAGCGCACAGTTCACGCCGAGATTATCACGGAAAAACTTTTCTGCCTCTTTGACCGTTTTAGGTGTCCATTCCGCCGGTACATAGCCGTCGATGGCGTTTTTGACCTCTTTCGGGGCTTTGTTGTACGGGTGCTTGGGCGGGAACAGTTCGAGCGACTTGCCCGGATTGTATCGGAAAATCGCCTTTTTAGCCCCTGCCGTGCATTCCTCGCCCCTTTTTATGGCATCCTCCGAGTTGGAACGCGGGTACTTGTTGCGGCGCACTTGTACGGCTGTGCAGCGGCAGTTCCAGCCGTTGGGCGGGTAATAGCTCTCCCAGAACGGGTCTGACGGCGGCAGCGTGATGCCGTGCAGCAGGGCGTGTTCCTCGCGCACCTTGTCGTCCCCGGCAGTGCGGTACTGCAAGTCATAGCGGTCGCCGTCCTGTTCGATGTCGTGCCACTTGGCGGCCATTTGCGATGCTCCCACGGCATGGTTATACTCCGCATACAGGTAGTTGCGGTTATACTTGTCGTTGATTTTGCGGACATCGTTAAGAAAGTCCGTAAACGGCTTGATGTCGCCTTTTTCCGTTACCAAAGACAGACCCACTTCGCGCAGCGCGTGGAAAGCCTTGAAGCCGGAGAAAATGAAAGCGTTGTTTTCTAAGGCATATCGTAGCGTTTCCGGCACTTCGTGCGGCAGCCCGCTGCCGATGGCCGTATCCAACACGCGCATGGTCTCTTCCACGACAGCCTGAGCCTCCGGCGTTGCCATCATCGGCACGTCGAAACCCTTGTTGTCATAAATGGCCTGCGCCGCCTTGTCGAAAACTCCGCCGTCGAACTCGAAAGGCGGCTTTTTGTCGGCAAGCGTCAGCAAGTCCTCCCGGTATAGCGAGGCCAACGCCGCATTGAAAGCCCTGTACCCGTCACGAAGCCCCGGCACAGGGCTTACCCGAAAAAAGCGTCCGGCTGTGTCTTTGCTTGGCGTATGCCGGTGATGTTGACGTTGTACTTGTCGATGAAATACTGCGGGTCGATTTCATAATACTCCAGCAGCACACGTTCCATTTCGCGCTGTTCCGCCGGGCTGAAAGTCGCCGCGTTATCCCACTCGAAAGAAAGCCCCTGTACCGGGAAACCGTGTTTTGCCATGAGCGGGAGCAGCTTGTCGTTCACGATGCAGGCAACCATGCGGGCATCGGCGGCCACCACGTCCTCGAAGATTTCGAGGTGGGTTTCCGACTGCGACAGCGACGATCCGCTGTCGATGGTCATCGTCTGCATCAGCACCCCTTTCGACAGCTCCGAGTTTGCGCGGTCGATGCGCTTGTCATACACGTTGTAGGCATCGCCCCGGTTGCTTTCCTTGATTTCGACGTCCGTGCCGTCCGGGAGCAACGCCCAGAACGCCGCGCCCATGTTTTCGAGAGCCTTTTCGATTTTCGCCTTTTCTTTCTCGTCCGTGGTATTGGTGCGCGCCACGCGCATGGGCGCACCGAACACCTCGCCGAACATATCCCAAAAGGCCAGCATGTTCTTCTTGCTGATGCAGGACGGGGCGCATTTCAGCAGCAGCCCCAAATCGCGCGGCTTGCCCACCTCCACGCACCAGAGCGAGAGGTCGCCGTCGCGGTAGCTGATGCCCGTGCGCCAGTCCGCCGCCGGTTCGGGCGTGATGACCCCGTATTCCGGGCATACATGCTTGCGCGGCACAAGCTCCACGCTGCTGAAACGCAGCCCGTCCTCGTCCTTTTCTATGTCGTTAAGCTGGATAAGGCTGTTGCCCCAAAAGCGGCTGTCAAGAGCCAAGTCCATGAAGTCGTAGAACCACTCCTTGCGGAACAGTGCGGTGCCTTTCTCATTCTCCTTTCCGTCCTTGCCGACCAAGCGGAACTCCTTTTGCAGTGTCTTGCCCTTCCGCTGCCCGATGCAGCCGGTCAGGTGCAAGTCGATAAGGCAGTCGGTATAAATGTCGTACAACCGCGCCCTGTTGGGCGTGTCATAACTTATCGCCTGCTGCCAAGCCGACCGCCAAGCGGCGACATCCTTTTTCGTGAGGCTGTCGGTCTGCTGCATGAGTTGGGCTGTCAGCTTGATGCCCTGCTTGCTCTTCATGAAACGAGCCAGCCGCTCCACATCGTTTTGCGAGGGGCGGCGTGAGAAAATCTGTCTGAAACCGTTTATAATATCCATTCAAAAGCCAGTTAAAAACCCGTTAAACGGCATTTACCAATCATATTTGTTTGCAGGCATCGACCCGTACCGGACAGGATTGTGCGCGTCCGTGTCGCCGTCGCAGCTCACATACGTCGGCAAGTCCGGGGAAGCCTTGCTTGCCTGCACATCTTTCAGCCATTTGACTGCATCGTTGTACAGGCATTCCCTGCGTTCATGCCCCATGTTCTGCGGCAGCCTGTGTACCATCAGCCACAGCGAAATGTTCACGGCGCACTGCACGAGCGTCGGGTTGCGGTCATCGCCCTCGGCGGCAAAAGCCTTGTCCATGTCGTAGCGGTGGCGCGTATAGGAGCATATCTGTTCCAAGGCGGAACGTTCTGCCGCCTTCCTGTCCTCCGGCTTCAATCCGCAAATCTGCTCGAACTCGAAGTCGTCGCATACGCTTTTATAGTCGTCCTCGGTTATGAACATTCGGCATCATCGTTTAGGGTTTGCCACGTAGATGGCCAGCTGTTCGGCTTTATCGGGCGTGAAACCTTTTGAGAAGCGATGCCGCCGTATCATCATCTTGATGCCCTGTTTCGACACGACCACCGGTTTTTTGTTGAACACAAGCACAAGGAACTTTTTGCCGTAAAGGTCGGCGTCCGCCTGTGCTTTCCTTATGGCTCTTTTCTTTCTGAAATCGAACAGCAGAGCCTTGAAAAATTTGCCTACCATGATACATTTTTTGCATTAGTCCGCCTGCCGAAAGACGGGGTGAAACTGCTTATGCGCGTATCCCTTTGAAGATACCAGATTGCGCCCTCGTCGGCATCGGGCGCGTCGTCATGTCCTCTCATGCCCTTTTCAAAGGCCAGTGTCTGCTCTATACCGGTCTGCATGTCCGGGTCATCCCTTTCGGCCTCGTTGTAGGTCACGAAGCCGCGTTCCCACAGCGGGCTGATGGCCTCGATGCGCTGGAACTTGTCGGGCTTCTTGCGTTTGTCGGAGGACAGCGGCAGCTGGTAGCCCCGAAGCTCGCCCTCCGTGCGGAAATCGTCAAGGATGGTGTCCTGCATGAAGTTCGCCTCCATGTACCACCTTATGGCGATGCCCGCTTTGACAGACCACTCGTAAAGGTCGTACAGCCACCGCACCATCTCGGCGACGCTGCACTGTCTTACAAACGCTTTGATGTGCCACAGTTGCGTTCCGACCTTGCCCCACAGTTTGGCGGCCTTGTAGTCGTTTTTTGTCGAGCCCTTGAAAGACGGGTCTATGTAGAGTATGATTTCATCGAACTTTTTAAGGTCGGGCAGCTTGCCCCATTTTATCCAGTCCTGCCGGAACACCGCGCCCTCGGTTATGGGGTTGTTCATGTATTCCTTTTGGAACGAGCGGTAGCCTTGGAACGCTTCAAGCTCGCGCACCTCCTGCGGAGTCCACTTGGCCGCCCATGACACGTTGCCCTTTCTATCCAAGATGTTCACCTGTGACACGAACACGCCATTTGTGGCCGCTATGTTGGCCAGCACGCTGTTCTTGGCTATCAGGTTGCCCACCATTATGAAACGCCCCCTGCCGCCGTCCAACGCGCCGAAAAGAGCCTCTTTCACCCAATTGGTGAGTCGGGTGACACGCGCCGGGCTTTCGCAAAGCTCGTCGTCGTCAAGGTCGTCGATGACGATGTAGTCCGGGCGGTGGCTGCGGTAGCGCAGTCCACGCGGCGACTGCCCGCGTCCACGGGCGAAGAAAGCCGTGCCGTCCTTTGTGACAAACTCCCCTTCCTCCCATGAGCCGCTGTTGTATTGCTCGCCGAAATCGTGGATATAACGCTGGTTGTATTGCAGTTCGGCCTGCACATCGCCGAGCAGCGTGTTGGCGTTCTCCTCGCTTTTGCCTACAAGCACCATCACATGGATGTCCGGCTTTTCCTGACATTTAAGCCACAGGGGTATGAAGATGTCGAGGTGGGTGCTTTTTGCCGCCCCACGATGCCACTTGAAAACTGCCCGCAAGTTTTTCTCCTTGCGTACCTTGTTGGCGGCGGCGATATGGAACGGCGCACAGGGTGTCTGTTTGCCTGTCTGCTCATTCGTCGTATAGTGCGGGAAATAATAGTCCACGAAAGCGGCATAGTCGGCGCGCACCTTTTTGATGCGCGCAAGTTTTTCCTTTGCCGTTTCAGCGGCGTTCACGGTCGTGGCGTTCTGTACGGTCTCGCACAGCTTGTTCCACCGCAGGACGGCTTCCTTTATGTTTGCGACTGATGCCATATCTACATTTTCGTCTGGAGCAGTTCGTTGATATACCTGTTATGGTACTTGTTGATGGTCTTGATGAGTTCAGGGGTTATCTCGTCATCGAATTGCGCTTGGAATTGCAGCCACTTGCTGAACGCCATGAACACCTCGATTACATCCACCACCGACGCTTTCTTGTCAAGCCTTTCAATAGTGGTCGAGAGTTTGGCGAGCTTGTCGCCGAGGCTGTTCATCGCTTCCGGGTCTTCACTTTCGTTTACCTGTTCTATAAGCCGGTTTATGGTATGCAGCAACTTGTTTACAAGTTCCGGGCGTGTGATATTGGTTGCCGCCCGCGCTTCCTGCCATCCTCCGTCTGCCACCCACCTGTTGATGGTCACGGCGGAGATGCCCGTTTTTTCAGCGATGATTTTCTGCGTGTCGCCCTGCATGAACAGCAGCCGGGCATACTCTTTCTTCTCTTCGAGTTCTTTCCTTGTCTTCATTCATAATGGTTAAAAATGATGCCCTGCGGGCGTGTTTGACGGTGCAAATTTGCCTTAAAAAGGCGGGCGCATAAAAAAGAGTGCCAAAGTTTTACACTCTTTTTGCCCCTGTCATGGCATAGGTTGAAATTTGCGGTGTCATCGCGGGATGGAGCAGCTGGCAGCTCGTGAGGTTCATTCCCTCAAGGTCGGCGGTTCGAGTCCGCCTCCCGCAACAAACTTTTGTGTGTTTTTCATGGTAAAAAGTTTTGTTTAGGTTGCGGGCAGCCCCCGACAGTTCCCGAAGGACATCGGCAAGGCAGCCCGCTTTTTTTCAAAGGCAATGGCAAAGGAAGTAGTAATAAGCACAAGCGGCGTGAACAGTTATGGATGCCGCGTCTTGACCGAGGGGATAGACCTCCGGCAGTACCAGCGTAATCCCATACTGCTGTGGATGCACCGCCGCAGTTTCAACGGCGACTCGATGCCGATAGGCCGCATCGAGAATCTGCGCATCGATGGCGACCGCCTGATAGGTACGCCCGTATTCGACCAAAAGGACGAATTTGCGAAAAAGATAGAAAGCAAGTGGGAGGACGGTTTCCTGCGCATGGCATCGGCTGGTATCGAAGTCGTGGAGGTGAGCAACGCCCCCGAATACGTGCAGCCGGGTCAGACCCGTGCGACCATTATCCGTTGCAAGCTCGAAGAGGTCAGCATCGTGGACATAGGCGCGAATGACGAAGCCCTGCAACTTTCGCATGGCGGCAAGGTGTTGCAGCTCGCCGCAGGGGAACAGAGCGACATTATCCCGCTGCTTGATACAGAAGAGGAAGAAAAAACTGCCGAGGGAACTGCCCCCAAGGCACCAGACAACAATCAAATCACAAATCAGATGAACAAAGAATTTTTGCAGTTGCTCGGCCTGCCTGAAACGGCTACCGAGCAGGAAGCATTGGGCGCATTGCGTCTGATGAAAGAGAGAGCCGACAAGGCTGAAAGCCTGCAACTGGCGAGCATCACCGCCCTTGTCGATGGCGCGATAGCCGAAAGGCGCATCACCGCCGACAAGAAAGACCACTTCGTTTCGCTCGGCAAATCGGCGGGCATCGAGAGTCTCCGCACCACGCTGGAAATGATGCAGCCGCAGCACAAGCCCACGGAGCTGCTCCACCAGAAGACTGAAATCCCGGCAGGCGGGGAACACAAGACCTACGCCAAGCTGTCGGAAGTTCCCGAAGAGGAACTCCGCAAGATGAGGGAAGAAAACTATGGCGAGTACGCAAGGCTGTACAAGGCCGAATTCGGAATCGAGATTTAACGACAACCAACAAGAAGCATAATGAAACATTTTAAGATTTACCTGATGGCCTTCGTGACCTTGCTGTCCGCCGTCGCATTCAACAGCGTGGCGGGCGCGACCATTTTCACCGTGCTGGGAGGTAATGCCCTGACGGGCGCAATCACCGGCAATGCCGTGTCACTGCTTGCCGGGTCGTTCATGCCGAAAGGCGCGATGCTGGACGGCGTGTTCGCAGAGATATGGACAGGCCAGATGATTAAGGCGTTCCGCACCGCAGCGGAGAGCCTCGGCTGGTATGACCGCATCAAGAGCTACGACCAGTATGTGGATGCGGACGTAATCCACTTCACTGAAATCGGCGGAGACCCGACCGTGCTTGTAAACAACACGACCTATCCGCTGGAGATTGAGACCCTCGAAGATGCCGACAAGCCCATTTCGCTTGACAAGTTCGACACCACGGCAACCCCCGTGACCGACGACGAACTCCATGCTTGCAGCTATGACAAGATGGCCAGCGTGCTGGAACGCCACCGCGCCGTGCTGCGCGAGAAGGTTTGTGAGAAAGCCATCCACGCCATCGCGCCGGCCAAAAAGACCGACAACACCCCGGTACTGTACACCACCGGCGAGACCACGGCGGACGGCACACGCAAGAAAATGACCTTTGCCGACCTGCTCGAAGCCAAGAAAGCCTGTGACAAGTTGAAGATGCCCAAGGCAGACCGTATCCTCGTGCTGTGCAGCGACCATGTGAACGACCTGCTTGAAACCGAGCAGAAGTTCAAGGAGCATTACAACATCAACCAGACGGAGGGCAAAATCGCCCGCCTGTACGGTTTCGACATCTACGAGTATGACGGTACGCCGTATTACAACACCTCGACGAATGCCAAGCTGGCATGGGGCGCGACCCCGTCATCTGCCACTGACCGCCAGTGCTCGGTGTTCTACTACAACGGGCGCATGATGAAAGCCAACGGCAGTGTGCAGTTCTACCACAGCGAGGCAAGGCAAGACCCGCTCTACCACCGCAACCTCGTGAACTTCCGCAAGTGGGGCATCTGTATGCCTCTGACCGAGAAGAACAGCGTGGGCGCGATAGTCAGCGCGAAAGCCTCCTAACCCATACCCAAGCGACAATGGCAAAAAAACTGAAATACTTGGTAATCCATTGCACCGCGACCCCGGCAGGGCGCGAAGTGAGTGCCGACGACATACGCCGTTGGCACACTTCGCCCGTGTCGCAGGGCGGGCGCGGCTGGAAGCAAGTGGGCTATACCGACCTGTTCCATCTTGACGGCAGCGTGGAACGACTCGTAAAGAACAACGAGGACATGAGCGTCGATCCGTGGGAGGTTACCAACGGAGCGGCAGGCTACAACAGCGTGAGCCGCCACATCGTCTATGCCGGAGGCGTTGACGCGAACGATGTGAACAAGGCGGTCGATACCCGCACCCCGGCGCAGAAGGAAGCCATGAAGCGTTATGTCTTGGATTTCCACAGGCGTTTTCCGGGCGTGAGGATTGTCGGCCATAACCAGCTTGCCGCAAAAGCCTGCCCGTCATTTGATGTGCCGGAGTGGCTTGAAAGCATCGGCATAAAGCAGTAGGATGGAATGAGCAGCGAACTATTGACCATCATCGTGTCGTCGCTTGTAGCCGCCGTGTCCGCCCCGATAGGCGCATGGGTGAACAGCAAGATACTGCGGCAGAAATACGACATCGAAATAGGGCAGCTGAAAGCCGAGATGCAGAAGAAGCTGTCCGATGTCAAGGACAGCGAACTTGAAAACGTGCGCAAGGCGAGCGACATACTGATGGAAAACATAGTGAAGCCGCTCGAAACCGAAATAAAATCATTGAGGAGAGATGTCAACAAATTCCGCAAGGCGATTGAGAAAATACCTTCCTGCCCTATGGCTGACAACTGCCCTGTTTCTCGGCAGCTGCTCGCCGACGAGGCAGGTGACGAGCAGCGCGTCCCGGACGGAAACAAACAATGACTTCCGGCAGCGGATTGACAGCGCGATGACAGCCGACCTGTTGCACGAATTGGAGAAGTTGGAAAGTATCCGCAGCGACATTGAAACGGAAATAATCCTGTTTGACACCTCCCGACCGGCCGAACCCGACAGCGCAGGGTTGCGCGTACCGCCTGTACAGGCCATCGTGCGCCAGAGAGCGAAACAGGAGACCGACAGGAAAGAGACCGGGAACACCGAAGCCCGGATGACAAAGGACACATCGGTGGAGACCACCGACCAAGGCACGGAAACGGCCATCGGGCAAATAGAAACGGAACAGAAAGCCGGATGGTGGGAAACCGTCAAACGGTATGCCCTGACAGCCGTTTCAATCCCTATCGCCATATTGCTGATATGGCTATTGTATAAACTCGTAAAACTGTTCAGAAATGGAAAACAATGAGAAAACCACGGTAGAGCAGCCGGTGGAAAGCAGTACGGAAACGGCAGTGGCCAAGAAAGGCAAGTCCGCCAATACAAAGAAGTCCGCTTCTTCTGTTTTGGAGAAAGTCGGCAAGACAATTATCCGTGAACGGGGCTATGCGGAGGTGTTCGTGACCGCCGACGGTCAGGCGTTCAGGCTTGAAAGCGATGCCAAGAACCATGCCCGCAACCTGAAAGACCGCGAAGTGTTGAAAGTTAAAAAGTAGAAAGAATGAACAATCTTACCATCACGAGGCAGAACGGGAATGTCCCCAAGAGCTTGGCTGGTGAAGACCACATTTCGGGCTTTATCGCCTATCTGACCTCTGCGGAGATACCCGAAGCCTTCAAAATCGAACATGTGCAGGCCGTTTCCACCATCGACACGGCGGAGGCAGCCGGAATCACGGCTGATGCCGAATCGTGGTCGGTGCGCGTGCTGCACTATCACCTGAGCGAGATGTTCCGTGTAAACCCCGGCATATCGCTTTACCTTGGTATTTTCGCCAAGCCGGAAACCTACAATTTCACGGAGATAAAGACCGTACAGAACTATTCCGGCGGGCGTATCCGCCAGATGGCAATTTGGGCGGGCGATGTGGCACTCGCCGCCGACGACCTTGTGAAGATACAGGGCGTTGCCGATGCCCTTGACGAGGAAAACGCCCCTTTGTCGGTACTGTACGCACCGAAAGTGGCAGATGTAACCAAGCTCCCGGCGGACGTTGCCGGAGGGAACAAATGCCGCGTCAGCGTGGTCATCGCGCAGGCGGGCAGTGGTGACGGTGCAGACTTGTATGCCGATGACTCCAACAAGACCGTCAAGACCTCCGTTTCGGCCATCGGCATAGTCCTCGGCCTGCTGTCTGCGGCAGCCGTGCATCAGAGCATCGGCTGGGTCAAGAACTTCCCGACCGGCGTGAATGTACCGGCATTCGGCGACGGCAAGCTGCTGCGTGACCTCGACAAGGCCGTCATCGAGCAGCTTGACAGCGAGCGTTACATCTTTTTCCGCACCTATCCGGGCATATCGGACAGCTATGTGAACGACAGCCACACGATGGACGATGCCACGAGCGACTACGCCATGATAGAGAGCGTAAGGACGATGGACAAGGCCGTGCGCGGCATACGCACCTACCTTATCCCGGAACTCGGCGGGAACATCTACATCGATGCCGACACCGGCAAGATGCAGTCGTACAGCGTGACCCACTTGCAGACCACTGCGGGAAAGGCACTCGAAGATATGGAGAAAGCCGGTGAGTTGAGCGGCTATGCCGTGGAGATAGACCCGGAACAGGACATACTCAGCACCTCGGAGGTGGAGGTTGTCATCAAGCAAGTGGCTGTGGGTGTCATGCGAAAGATAAAGGTAAAAATCGGATTTGCTAAATCAGTATAACAATGGCAAGCGTAATCAACAACGGCATACCCTTGGTGAATGGTATGCTCCATTCATGGGCTGACATCGTGTGCGCCATCAATGGCGTACCCGTCACAGGCATAACAGCCATCGAATACGGCGATGACCAAGAAGTGGTAAACAAGTACGGTGCTGGCCGCCACCCGGTCGGCAGGGCAAAGGGGCGCATTACCCCGTCCGGGAAAATTACCCTGTATCAGGAGGAGGTGGAGTCCATACAGCGGCAAGCCCCCAACGGGCGTTTGCAGGACATAGCCCCCTTTGACATCACAGTGACCTATATCCCGGACAGCGGGATAGTGACCACGGACATCATCCGCAACTGCCAGTTCAAGGCCAACAGCCGCAAATGGAAAGAGGGCGACACAGGGCAGGAGGTGGAATTGGAACTCGTGCCGTCGCACATAGAATGGAATCACTAACAAAGAATGAATATGGAAAACAAGGAAGAAGAAAAGAAGTATGCCGCCACTTACGACGGTGAGGTAAAAGAGAATGACATACAGCAATGGAAGAGCCGTTATGGCAAAGTTATCCGAATCGATGTGGTCGATGGTGATGAACTGCATGTCGGTTATTTCCACCGTCCGATGCTCGAAACGATGTCCGCCGTGAGCAAGATAGCCAAGACGGACGAAGTGAAGAGTGCGGAAGTGATGTTTGACAACTGCTGGCTTGGTGGCAGCAAGGCATTGCGCGAGGACACCGTCCTGTTCCTTGAAGTGACCAAGCAACTCGGCACCATCTTCAAGCACTGCATGTCGAGCCTAAAAAACTTGTAGAGGCGCATCTGCTTTCGGAGGACGACAACAAGCACGGCTTCGAAAAAGGATGCGCCCTCATACGGGCGAACTTGGGCATAGACCCGGAGAGATGCAGTTACGAGGAATGGGCTGCGAACTATGCGCAGGCGTTGTGGCTTGAACAATGGAGGTTGAAAAACGAGGCGGGAATGATAGCCGCCTTATTCGGTGGGAAGAAGTAGGTCAGTCGTTATGCAAGGCGGACCAGAATGCCCACCAAGGCAGCGAACCTGTGGAAGGCTTCCCCTTGAAACAGGAAACAATCATACGCAAGGCTACCACTACCAAGCCAAGAACGCCAAGCAGCATGACAGCCCCGAATGCGTAAGCCACTATTTTAATAAGAATATCCACCGTATAATGTTATTTGTATCGACGCTTCAAAGATAATAAAAATAATTGAGCCATGCAGACGTTTGACTATCTTTTTAACGTGGGTGGCAATTATACCGCCGTCATAAATGGCATGACCGATGCCACCGGGGAATTTCGCGCCAGCGTGGAGACCGCCCAAAGCTGGATCGGCAAGCTGTCGGCGAAACTTGCCGTATTCGACCTGTTCAGGAATGCGGTGGAAAGCGTCAGCGGGGCATTTCAGGATTTAAGTCAAAGCGGCATCACGCTTGACAGCCAGATGCATGACCTGAGTGCCATTGCAGGGGTCACGGGCAAGACACTTGACGAGATAGAGGGGTATGCCCGCGATAGTGCAAAGGCATTCGGCACGGATGCGGCAACGGCGGTGGAGGGCTACAAGCTGCTGCTGTCGCAGTTGTCGCCGGAATTGGGCAAATACCCGGAGGCCTTGCGGGCGATGGGTGATGCGATACAGACTACCTCCAAACTGATGGGGAATGACGGCACGGCGGCAGCCGAGGTGTTGACCACGGCCATGAACCAATATGGCGTGAGCCTTGACGACCCGATAGAGGCGAGCCGCCGCATGGCGGAGATGATGAACGTGATGGCGGCAGCCGGACAGGAAGGCAGCGCGGAACTCCCGGCCATAAAGGTCGCTTTGGAACAGTGCGGAATGGCGGCAAAAGCCGCCAACGTGAGTTTCGAGGAAACCAACGCCGCCATACAGGTGCTTGACAAGGCCGGGAAGAAAGGCAGCGAGGGTGGCGTTGCGCTGCGCAACACGCTGGCCATATTGGGGCAAGGCCGTTTCATGCCCAAGGACACGCGGGAGGCACTTGAAGCGGCGGGCATCGATGTCATCAGGCTTGCCGACACGAGCCTCACGCTGAAAGAGCGGCTCGACATGCTTGCGCCGGTGATGAACGATGCCGCCCTGTTCTCGAAGCTGTTCGGCATGGAAAACAGCAACGCAGCCCGTGCGCTGGTGCAGGGGCGCGACGAGCTTGCCCGTCTGACGGAGGCGATAACCGGCACCAATTCGGCAGAGGAACAGGCCGCCATCGTGATGGACAGCTATGCCGAAAGACAGGCAAGGATAAACCAGACGATAGAGGATTTCAAAATTTCCATATTCCAAGCGACCGGTGATTTGACCATTTGGATGACCACCATAATGAACGCCCTGATACCTGTTTCTCAACTGATGCCGTTGTTTTCGGTTATGGGCAAACTCATGCTTTGGATAAAAGGTTTGAATTGGGCAGGCATGTGGTCAGGCATCATGCACTACGCACGTGCGGCAGGCATACAGATGGCGTTCATCAACCGCGAGCTTGCGACCGGGCAGATGGTTTCCAACGGTTTCATCGTCAATATCACCCGTGCCACGGTTGCCGTGGTGCGTTTCGCCACCGTCGGCCTTTTCCAAGCCTTGAAAGGGCTTGGAGCCTTGGTGCTGTCATTGGTGACAGGCGGTGCGACTTCCGCGACCTTTGCAGGGATAGCGAGTGCCTCATTCGGTGCATTCCGCACGGCGGCTGTTTCCGCCTGCCGCGCCGTGGGCATCGCGATAATGAACATCCCAATCATCGGCTGGATAGCGGCAGCCATCGCCGCGCTCATCGCCATAGGCGTTTACTTCTGGAACACCTCGGCGAAATTCCGTGCCGTGCTGAAAGGTCTGTGGGCATCGTTCAAAGCCCTGTTCACCGGCATAGGCGACTTGGCACGCAACACCTTCGGTGCGATTGGCGACCTGCTCAAAGCCTGTTTCAACCTTGATGCCGCCGGTATCGATGCGGCGTTGTCTAAACTTAAAAAGGGTTTTTCCGACTACGGCAGCCAAATCGGCAAGGCTTTCAACGAGGCATACGACGCGGAGATGGAGGCCGCTAAGAAAGAAGAGGAAGCCAAGAAAAAGCAGGAACAGGGGCAGACGGCAACAGCCGGAAACGCCATTCCTGAAGTACCCGACCCGACAGTACCGACGGCCAACCCGACGGGCGGCAGCCTTGCGGGTGTCGGCAGCAGTGCTGCGGGCGGCAGCGGCCAGATACGGAACATCACCGTCACCATCGACAAACTCGTGGAGAAGTTTGAAATCCACACAACCAATTTGAAAGAGGACGCGGGTCGTGTCAAGGACATGGTAGCCGAAGCCCTGTTGTCCGCGTTGAACGATGTAAACCTTGCAGTGTAATGTTGTCACCCATAAGCATATCATTCGTTGCGGCAGGAGCCGCCATACAGGCCAAGGGGCTGCTATACCGTTTCAAGCCGTCGCGGACGGGTCAGTCGCCCGACTGGTCGAACAGCGGGATGCAGCCCGTGACCCACGAGCTGGGCAGCCCCATAACCGACAAGCGGTATTGGGAGGGGCGTTATGCCCTGTGCGAGCTGACCTTGCAGGACGAGGCTGGTGAACGGCTCGTGATGAACGACGCGGTGGTTGCGGTGAGCCGGGCGAAGAATATCGTGACCACGCAGATGGTGGGGCGCGACGGCACGGTGAAGGAATACATCAACGCCGGGGACTACCAGCTGAATATCTTGGTGGGCGTGGCGGCTGTACGCGACGGCGTGATAGTGGACGAATACCCCGAAGACGGGCTGAGGGAACTGCGTGCGTTCCTTGACGGGAACACGGCATTGCAAGTACACAGCGCGTTCCTCGACATCTTCGACATCAACCGGGTGGTGATAAAAAGCTATTCGCTGACACAGGACACTGCGAGCAACTACCAGAGCCTGACCATATCGGCGATAAGCGATGAAGAGTACACCATATACGGAACAGATTATTAAACGGCATTTAATGGACGGTTAAACGGCATTGAAACGATGTACAGGCTTACGGCAAAAATAACGATAGATGGCGGACGGCGGTGGCAGCTTGAAGAAGTCACGGCGGTAGAAATCACGCGTGACACCGAGAAGCTGACCGACGAATGCAGGATAACGCTGCCCAAAAAAGTGAAGTGGGACGGCGAGCCGGATATTCCCGTGCGCCGTGGCGACATGGTGTCCGTGTCACTCGGCTACGACGGCGAGCTTCAAGCCGCTTTTTCCGGTTATGTGCGTGACGTGGGCTTCAAGACACCCATTGTATTGGTATGCGAGGATGAGATGTTCAAATTGAAGCAACAGCCTGCGCAGAAGAAAGCATACCGCAACGTGGATTTGGAAACCCTGCTCAAAGACCAAGGCATAGGTTGCGAAATCCGGGTATTCGGCGAACAACGGCTCGGACAGTACCGCGTGACCGCCGACACGGTAGCCTCGCTGCTTGGCAAGTTGCAGCAACAGGGCATCCGCTCGTTTTTCCGCACGGAGGACGGGCAGCCGGTGCTTTACTGCGGTGTCCTGTTCGAGCGGGAAACCTCCCCGTCGCAGGTCTTTGCCACCGGGCTGAACATCATCGACGACCAAAGCCTCGAACAACAGCAAGCCGACACGATGCGGTTGCGCGTTAAGGCCGTGTCGCTTATGCCGGACAACAAGAAGGTAAAAGTCGAAGTGGGTGATGCCGACGGCGAACTGCGCGTGCTGCACACCTACAACAAGACGGAAAGCGAATTGAAAGCATGGGCTGAGCAGGAGGTGAAACGGTTGAAACGCGACGGGCTTACCGGGAGTTTCAAGACCTTCGGTTATCGGCTCGTCGATAAACTTGATGTGATAGGCATGAAGATAGACGGCGAGAAGAAAGGCTGCTATCAAGTGAAGAAGAATGTGATAAAATATGACACGGGCGGTTTCCGTCAGGAAATCACCCTCGGTTACAGGGTAGCGGAATGAGCAACATAAAGGATTTGATAAGGGAATTGGCCAAGGGTGACGGCGAGGCGTACAGCCTTGTCTGTACCGTGGACTCCGTTGATAAGGAGGCGCGGACGGTTGACTGTACCCCGGTAGATGAGGGTGCGCCGCTGCTGGGCGTTAATCTGCAAGCCAACCAAGGCAGCAGTTTCGGCGTGGTGTCCTTCCCCCGTGTCGGCAGTTATGTCGTGGTCGGCTTTGTGTCCGGTGGAAGTGCGGGCGTGGTGCTGCTGACCGACGACATAGAGAGCGTGGAGGTAACGACAGCCGAGGACAAGAGCCGAGCCGTGATGGACGATGACGGCGTGCGTATCAACGTGGGCAATGACACCAGCGCGGAACTGACTGCGGACGGCATCGTGCTGAATGGCGGCAGCCTTGGCGGATTGGTAAAAGTGGAGGAACTGACCGGGCGGCTCAACACCATAGAGAACGATATAAACAGCCTTAAAAGCGTGTTCACGGGATGGGTACCCGCGCCGCAGGATGGTGGAGCCGCATTGAAAAGCTCGGTGGCATCGTGGGCTGGGCAACGCCTGACCCCGACGAAACGCGGCGATTATGAAAATGAAAAGGTGAAACAATGAAAGGGCTTGTGACGGACATAGCGACCGGCGACCTGCTCGTGGAGAAAGGCGGGGCGGTGATAGCCGACAACGAGGTGCAAGTGGTGGAGAACGTGCTGCTTGCCACTCGCGGCGACTTCAAGG